TTAACTATATTTGGCTGGAAGAAGCAAATGAATTTTTTTATGATGACTTCATGACACTCCGATTAAGATTGAGCGCAGAAGAACAAGGTGGGCCGAATCGTATGTATTTGAGCTACAACCCCTCTACTTTTTGTTGGATCAATGAAAAAGTATTATGCCTGCCGGAAACTAAACTAATACATAGTACCTATTCCGATAATCCATATCTTCCGGCTGCATATGTGCAAAAATTGCTCAGCATGAAAGAAACTGATCCAAATTATTACAGAGTGTATGCCCTAGGCGAGGATGGCGACGTTGAGGGATTAATCTATCGTCCGTATATTGATTATGATGTTGATCCACATTATGACGATGTTATTTATGGGCTTGACTTCGGATTCAATAATCCGATGGCTTTGTTGCGGGTAGGCTGGCGTGATGGAAGTGCGTATTTGAAAGAGCACATTTATAAGACAAAACTTACTACTCTGGATCTGATTGAATTGCTCCCCCGATATATAAAAAGCAGGACGGCTGAAATATACGCGGATTCTGCGGAGCCTGACAGAATAGAAGAAATTAGGCGAGCTGGTTATAACATAAAACCATCTAACAAAAATGTGAGTAATGGGATAGGCCGTGTTCGGGCTTGTTATCCTATGTATTGTCATTATGCCAGTCTAAATCTAAAAAGGGAGCGGTCTATGTATATGTGGAAATCTGATGTAAACGGTAATTATTTCGATACTCCGGTAAAATTCAATGATCACCTTATGGATGCCAAGAGATATGCAATATATACTTACTTGAAAAGACAAGGGTATGCCGAAGGTGAAGCTTTTGCGGCTGGTGGGAGTACGAGTAGACAAGATTTTTGAGGCATGACCAGCGCTCATCCACTGGGCCGAAAAAAGCCCCGGCTAATGATGCTTGATGTTACAAAGAAAGGATATGAGAAATGCCTTACGATAGATTAGAGTACATTAGAACTTATTACCAAGTTCCGGCAACCAAGGGCATAATCGTCCGCCACAATGAAACCGGGAGGCTGGGTGTAATTACCGGCGCAAGCGGCCCCCACATCAAGGTTAGATTGGATGGAGAGAAAAACGCTTACCCTTATCATCCATTAGACTTCGACTACAACATTGTAATTTAAATGACAAGATTGTATTGTTCTTATACAATATTGTCATCTACAGTAACCAATATAACTAATATGCTATAATGTGTGAGGTTCCTTTGCTTGGCACGTTTAATGCTACTATATTATAGCATAACACAAACAAAATAACAAAGGAAAATGAAAATGATAACTAATAAAAAAATAAACGAAATATTAAGCCAAGCAAAAATTAACAACGAAGATGCTATAGGAATTAGAATAGTAGATGATTATTATGATGATTACGATTTGAAAATTGGCGATAAACTAGGTGTATCTTATGTTTGGTTCGATGGAGATTACACAGACGAAAAATTAAATGGCGTAAGCGCTATCAGCTTTGCCGCAAAATTAGAGGATGTAGCATTTAAGGGGTATATTGGGAAAAAAATATTAGTTATAAACGGGAGCATAGAGGGTTACGGAGAGGATGAAGGTGAAATAATTGTGGCAGACGCTGAAATTATTGATATCATAGAAATAAAAGAAGAAATTAAATAATAAAACAGTTAATCAGAAAGAACATCATGAGTAAATACAAAAGTGTATCAGATACTTTAAAAAAGTGCGGCGATTGTAACGATTATGTGCCATATGACGATCATGTAGGCATGTGTAAGCTTGATAGACATAGCGTTTACGCTTCGACAACCGGAACATTTATGTTCAAATGCTTTAAAGAAAAGATTGACGATAAGTTGACAAAGGAGACGTAAGCCGCCAAATTGTAGATTAATGGAAACAATAAGTTTTTTATGATAGACAACTTAAAATCTGTTCAAAAATTATACAATACCGCTTGACAAAATGTTCAAAATATGATATAATCTATTTATATATATTTTGACAATCCCCCATTGATGAGAATATGATAAAAAAGATACTAAGTTTCTTCGCAGAAAAAGAAAAGCCTGATACTAATTTTAAACCCAATTTGACCGAGGTCGCGCTATGCAGTAGTGGTTTGTATGGCTCTAAAGACTTTGCAAAATGGAACCCTGACGTATTACTGTCTCGCAAAGGGCCTGATATTTACAGGCGCATGATGCAGGACGACCAGGTCAAAGCAGTAATGCAATTCAAGATAGACAGCGTTATTAGTCGGGGCTGGTATTTTGACATCGATCCAGAAAACAAAGATCACGAAGAAATAGCGGCATTCTTTAAAAGCGTCATTGATCAGATACGCGGTAATTTTATCGATAAATTAAGCGCGATACTTTCTGCTTTGATGTTTGGTTTTTCAGTAGTTGAAAAAGTCTATATGCCGATTGATTATGATGGTCGAACATATTGGGGCATTAAAGATTTAAAACTCCGTCCGTTCGATAGTTTTAATGGTGGCATCATAATTGATCAATATGGAAACATTACAGAAGTAACACAAATAATATCTAATGTTAAAATCCCACTTGACAAAGTAATATACTTCGTGCATAATCCGGGCTACGATGAGCATTACGGAGAGAGCGATCTAAGAGCAGCATACAGAAGCTATTGGAGCAAAGACATAATTATAAAACTCCAAAACATGCACCTAGAGAGGCACGCCGGCGGTTTTATGTGGGCCAAGGTGGACGGAAATTTAAGTAAGGCGCAAGCCGATAACCTGAAAGATTTAGTCTCTAACGTATCCGGATCAATGGGCGCAATGTTACCGGCAAATGTTGAGCTTAACGTTATCAATCCGATGAATACTGATGCGTTTGAGAGAGCTATATCTCAGCATGATAAGGCTATTGCCAAAAGCGTACTAGTCCCTAATTTATTGGGATTAACAGAGCAGGGAGCTACTGGAAGCTTTGCTCAAAGCCAAACTCACGAGCAAGCGTTTCTTAATATACTTAGCACGATAGATAGTAGATTATCAGAAGCTTGCAATGAGCAGATATTCAGGCAATTAGCAATGTGGAATTTTGGTGAGGTTGATTTTCCTCGCTTTAAATTCAATAAGCTTACAAGAGAACAGCAGGTAGAATTATTAAAGGCCTGGGGCGAACTTGTGGGCAAGGGCGCAGTTACTAAGAGTGATTCCGATGAATCCCATATTAGAACACTGTTAGATTTTCCTGCCAAAGAAGAGCCGGAAGAAATAGAAGAGGTTCCGGCAGTTCCTGGAGAAAAGGAAGCCCCTGTATCAGAAGGCGAAGTGGAATCGATTGGACAAGATAAACCGACCGAAGACGAAAAACAAAAAGAAGAAGAAGATGACGACGATCAGAAAAGCAAGTTTATCGATAAGCCTTGGCTGAGGCGGCTTGATTTTAAAAAAATAGAGCGAGAGCTTGACAGCGCAGACGAGAAGCACGTAAAAGAGCTGAATGATGTAATGGGCCAGGTTAAAATAAGCTTGCAGAAACAGATTTCAACTATTGTCGGGCAAAGATCATTAGGCAATGTTAAGCCGAACGAGTTTGGCACAATAGCGATACCTAAAAAATACATCAATGAGCTTAAAACAGTCATGCGGACTAACCTCCAAGATGTAATTGATACGCAGTACGAACAAGCAAAGACAGAAGTGCCGAAAAAAGAATTCAAAAAAGTTATTCCATCCGGCATGGACAAAACACAGATAGAGAGATTCTTCAAAAGCAAAACAGATTTTTTTATCACCGGTGTATTACAGCAGGACGTTCTCAATGCGACTTTACAAGTATTGCAAAATAGTATAAAATATGATAAAACGTTAAAAGACACGATGAGCGCGCTTGACGAAGATACTAAACTCGTTTCAGTCTTGCCTACTACGGATGTCGCTGGGCGGCCTGTAAACATCCCCCTGAGACTGGAAAACATAGTTAGGACTAATACGGGGGACGCATTAAATCAAGCACGCCAGGCATTGTTTACAAGCCCAGAAATGCAAGGCTTTGTAATAGCGTTTGAATATTCTGCGGTAATGGACGATAGAACTACAGACATTTGTGACACGCTGAACGGCAGGATTAAAAAGGATTGGAGTAATTATACTCCGCCTAATCATTATATGTGTCGGTCTATATTAGTTCCGATCAATATATTTGATGGCTGGGACGGCAAAGAAGCAAATATACCTGCAGGTACGAAACCACTGAAAGGATTCGGTTGATGTCTATGGTAGAGTTCATGAATCATCAGCTTGACACGATAGTTCAAGAAGCGGAACACAGCTACGACCCCGGTGATTACGCGCAATGTGAGTCGTGTAATGCTCAAGATATGCGTGATTGTTTGGAGTGTCCTATTGCGAGTCATAATCATATTGCCCCAGAAAAGGGAAACAATCTTCCGGATGTTGTAAGTTTATGAAAACCGAAGATAAAATAAAACATTTTTATAAATACTACAAAAAAGAACATGACGAAATTAATAATAATTTTTTAAACAACGCGCCATTAAGATATGTTGATCCCAGATATGTGGTAGACATAGCGTTTTGTAAGGGCGCGCTAACGGCATTAAGACAAATTAGCGATGAAATTTAACACAATAACAACAATAGAGCTTTCGAGCGAATGCAATCTGGCTTGCGAATACTGCGTCAACAGATTTATCTCAGAGAGTGTCGGTAGAAAACGCGGAATAATGCAAGATGACATATTTGAGCGCAGTTTAGAACTCTTAAAAGAGCTTTGCCGCGTAGGCACACAAAAAGAAGTGAATCTAAACGGCAATGGAGAAAGCACACTTGATCCAAAACTTATTGGGCGCATAAACGAGACTAAAGAAATTATGGGCAATAGACAAGTTTCCTTCTGCACCAATGGCGTTAATATGACATCCGAACTAGCCAGGCAACTTAAAGAAAGCAAGCTAGACAGCATAACCCTCAGCCCGCATAGTCCGTTTCACGCGAGGCGCGCAGCACACATAATGGTAGATAACGGTATAATGCCGCATGTTAATTTCGGAGCTATATGTGCTACTCATAACTGGGCCGGGCAGCTTGAGCCAGAGAACAGTGTTAACTGTAGACTTAAAAACGATTGTGTACCACTTGAAGAAGGGCGAGGCTATATATCAAGCGAAGGATGGGTCTCTCCTTGTTGTTATGATTACAGATTATTGGGGGCTTTCGGACATGTTTTCGA